CAACTGGAACTAAAGTGATGTTGTGGAGCGCCGTAGGCAGCGAACTTACGGGTGTGATGTACGATTTGCGCTATATGGTCATCTGCTCCCTGGTGCTGATAATAGTGGACTTCTGGTGGGGGTACTCGGAGTCTCGGATGCGTAAGGAGGACGCAAAGCGGGAAGGTAATACCACCTTGCAGGCTAAGTACGAATGGCACAAAAGCCGTGCATTGCGCAGGTCTGCCAACAAGACAATAGACTACCTGACATATATCATTGCAGGTGTGGTAATAGGACTTGGCATTACAGAACCTATGGAGATGTGCAGCCATATATGGACGGCTGCTTTCGGATTGGGCATAGGATGCACATGTGAGACAACAAGCATTATCGGACATATCATTTATGTCAAAATGGGCGTAGAAGTAAGTGCCAAAGACGTATGGAAGGCGCTTATGAGATTTTTAGGCCGCCTGATTAAAGTCAAAAGCCAGGATATCGGTGACGCCGTGGAGGACCTTGGGCGGAACGAACACAGACACAGACATGCAGAAGATAGTGAAGATTAGGTCGCATATAAGAAATATAAACTGAATAGTCAGAAAAAAAATATACCACAATAATATGATTACAGGATTACTTTTTACTTCAATGATACTGCTGTTGGCCGGAATGCTGCTGGCGGTATGGAGAAATGGGTGGAAGATACCCACCAGTGTGAGCGCTACGGTATATCTTTTACCGCAGCAATGGAGAATAATATGGACTGTGTGGCTCTGGGCTGTAACGCTGACGGCTGCACCGTCATTAATGGCGGCCATCCCCTGCGGATGGCAATGGCTTGGATGGCTTACGGTAATAGGACTGATGGTTACTGCGTGCCTGCCACTTGGATCTTCCGTGACGGACACGAAAGAACACAATATCTTTGCGGCAGTCGCAGGCGTGTTCAGTCAACTGTGCGTCGTAACCATATCTCCTATATGGTTATTAGCATGGGTACTGCCATGCTGGGCGCTGATAGCACTATCTGCCATACCTAAACGGTGGGCATACAATGCTATCGTGTGGATAAGAAGCAAGTTTATACTCCTGCTGGAAGTTTTATGCGTTGTAGCCCTATATGGAGCGATGCTATCTAAGGCGATATGAACAGTAAACGGAGGTTTATAAACCGTAGTTAAAACAATTAACAAACGGGTTAAAAAAGTACAAAAAGCGCAGAAAGGAATAGAATAAATTGTCCGATGTGTGCAGAAGCACAACGGAAAACCAGAAAAAAACGCAAAAAAGATGAATCAGAGTTGTGAGGAGCAGATACTGTATGACATTGTTAGGGTGGATTTGGTGCCGGCAGAAGAGTGTGATTTGCTACTGCCTTTTCAGGTGGCTGCAACGGAGACACCAGGGACTAAAACCGTTGATGGTACAGTGATTGACAGGATAGGTAAGCCCGTCCTGACAATATCCCTATCGTCCCCTGAACCATATATCACTGATAGTAGTGAGATGGCTGACGAGGGGAACATGTTTGGGACCGAGAAATCACCGACGCTTGATCAAAAAGAAAGCAGGCAAATAGGAGGTAGTATTACAACGCATACGTTAAGTGCGGTAATAACGGATGATTTGGAGCGATTACGAGATGTCGTGTATGGCTTACGTGGACGGGACATACACATCGTATTATATACGGAAGGAGGGGAGCGCTATCTGTGCCAGTCACTTCCCAACACATCTAAGGTGGTACTGACAGAGAGTAAGGTGTTGTATGCGGCGACACTCCAGGTTGAAGTAGTTAGCTCAAGTCATGTAATCCATCTTCGAGCATAATATATAGTATATATAGGAAATATAGCACGAAAGCAAGGCTGCGACGGAAAAATTATAGCAATTCTCCGTCGCAGTCTTCTTTTTTGGCCAGATGTTGCCCTAAAACGCTTTGCTAATACCTATATGATTATCCGTCCGTGGAGGCCGCTTTGCCGAATTTTGCAAGCAAATAATTCCCCAGAACACAAAAATCAAAATGAACGGACTTTTTGAAATTCTCAGCAATAAGGAGTGGATGATACAGCAGGAGTTCCTGCACAGCATCCTGCCTACGCTGCAGTACAACATCACAAACCATGCCTCGCTCGGCATCGAGCGCGAGAAGAAGTCGCCAATGGCCATCGGTCAGCAGGGGCAGGACTTCATTCGTGAGTATCAGGTGACACAGGATGGCAATGTGCTGCCTGTCTATGATGGCTGGGGCGAGGGTGACGTGCTCGGCAAGATGAAGGAGCCTTTCGTGAACGTGATGCCTGTAGATGGCCCGATTACCCGCAACGGCGGGGCCTGCTCCTACGGTTCACGCGACATCCGCGATTGGATGATGAAGGCTGCCGACAATAAGTTCTGTCAGGGTCACGTCCTGCACATTAACACCCCCGGCGGCAGCGCTTGGGCTAAGAACGACTTCCAACAGGGTATCGAATATGCCCACTCGAAGGGTCAGCGCGTTATTGCCTTCATTGACGGACTTTGCGCATCGGCTGGTATGTATCTCGCTTCGCTCTGCGACGAGGTGTACGTCATGAATCCGAAAGACCAGCTGGGCTGCGTCGGCGTGATGGCCGCTTTCTTCACCATGAAGAACGGCGACAAAGATCTCTCCACCGGCGAAACCTACCGCGAATACTACGCCACTAAGAGTATCAACAAGAATAAGGAGATGCGTGACATCGCCGAGAACGACGATGCCAAACTGCTTATCGAAGAACTCGACGATTTGGAGGCTGAGTTCCGTGCCGACATGAAGGCTACTTTCCCCAATGCTAAGGACGAGCACCTGGACGGCAAGGTATTCGACGCTAAGGACGTGATGGGCATTCTGTGCGACGGTGAGATGATGCTCGGCGACGTGATCAGTCGCGTGTTTAACCTCGCCAACGGCACTGAACAACCCATTGCCCGTACCGCCAACCGCAAGATTGCCAAGCGTACCACAGTGGGCGGTAGTTCCCCCGCCGCCTCTCATCAAGCCAACACATTATCAACCACTTTAAATAGTATCAACATGAAAGAACAATTCCCCGCAGTGTTTGCACTTCTCGGAGTCGAGGAGATGCAGATGCAGGAGGGCGGCGCCTTTATGAACGAGGGTTTGCTCGCTACTCTGAACGCAAACATCGAGGCGGCACAGAAGGAGAAAGCCGATGCACTGGCATTGGTGGAGAGCCTGACCGCCGAGAAGAACGAGTTGACCGCTAAGGTCGAGGAAATGACAGCGCAAGCTGAGACTAAGGAGGCTGAGCACGCCAAGGCCATCGAGGACTTGAATGCCGCTCACGCTACTGTTATCGAAAAGAAGGACAACCAGATTTCTGCCTTGGAACAGGAGAAGGCTGACCTGCAAGGCGAGGTCAACGCAAAGACCGAGAGCATCGAGGCTATGCAGACCGAACTGAACGGTGCCAAGGAGAGCCTGACTACTGCACAGAACACCATCGCCGAGCGCGACCAGCAGATCACCGATTTGAATGCCACCATCGACGAGATGAAGCAGGAAGCAGGTGAGGGCGCACAGGCTGGCAGTCCTGCCAACAACGGTGAAGGTGTAAACGTCCCACAAGTTGCCATCGGCACTCAGTACGCTTACGACAACAGCCTCTCCTACGAGGAGAACATGAAGCGTAAGAAGGAGTGGGAGGCTGAGCATAAGTAGTGTGCCTTGCGGTTATCCCGCAATGACCCCCCCTCAACTAACACAAGAACTAAATTTTTTAATAACATTCATTCACCAACACAAAAACTATCAAGACTATGGCATTCATTGGTATTGACAATCTGACCCACGTCAAGGATAAGTTGCAGAGCAACATTATCATGGGTCCCGCTTACTATAGCGAAGACGAGTTGAAGCGTATGGCCATCAAGGTCATCACTGGTGTCGAGTTCAAGGACACGGCTACTATCTTCAACCGTAAGGGTGGCACGGCTCGCCGCAAGGTGGTAGGTCAGCCACAGAACTCTAACCTCGGTTATCTCTCTGAGCGCGTTTTGGAGGCTCACATCGTGTGGGACCACTACACCGCCAACGAGGACGACTTCCAGGAGAAGCCCCAGCAGCTGACCATCAACGGCAGCGCCGCTTTCCACTTCCCCAAGGCCGAGGAGTTCATGAACCAGATCGGTATCGCCTTCAACGACAACATCTTCCCCTGCCTGTGGCACGGTGACGAGGAGTCTGAGAAGCCTGAAATGACCCTCTTCAATGGTTGGCACGCTGACCTGACGAAGGACATCCAGGCCGGTCTCGTATCTGCCGAGAAGGGCAACCTCGTTGAGATGGACGCTCTCGACGCTCCTCAGAGCGAGGGCGACAGCGCCGCTTGGGACAGCTTCGTGGAGTGGTACAACCAGTGGCATCCAGCCCTGAAGCGCCGCGAGACGATTGTTTACATGAGCACTGCTTATGGCAATCACATCGCCGACGCCTACGAGCAGAAGCACCGCAGCCACCAGGCCGTACAGTTCCTGCCCGATGCCAACGGCAACTTCAAGGTGCGCGAGTACCCGAAGGTGACTTTCTGCCCCTCTGACGATTTCGGTGACGGCACACGTGTCATCGCCACTGTTCCTGGCAACATGGAGCTGGGCGTGAACAGCGAGGCCGACCAGAGCTTCGTTAGCGTGATGCACGGCGATCCCACTCCTGGTGGCGACCACAAGACCATCACCTTCCAGATTCAGGGTATCTTCGGCACACGCATCCTCCGCATCGAGGCTCCGTTCTTCTGCACCAACGGCGGCACCATCGAGGACAAGTATTGGAGCGGTGACTACCAGAAGGACAGCTTCACCGTTGTTGCCAACGACGCAACTATGGGTGACGTAGCCGTATCTCCTGCTCCTGTGAACGGCGAGTACGCTAAGGGTACTACCCTGACCATCACCGCCACTCCGAAGAACGGCTACAAGTTCGTTCGCTGGATGGGCGCAAGCAACGCCACCACCGCTACGGCTAATGTCGTAACGAAGGGCCAGCCCGAGAGCGCCGTTGCCATCTTCGAGGCCACCACTTAAACTCTCATGAAAGGGGTTCAGGGAGCCCCAGTGCTATATCGCCCACGAAAGGCTCCCTCCCCTTTAATTTCTAATTCAACACAAAAACATTTAAATTCATACGATTATGCCACAGACATGTCCATCATTGATTAACTACTCCGCAGCCGACGAGTGTCAGGAGAACCTCGCCGGTATGGGTGAAGTAGCATACC